CATAACATCGCGAATCCATTTTCAATCTGTTCTTCGTCCAAAAAACTCTGTTCCTCTTGATCGATCTTGCCTTTAATAACCTTACACGCACACGCCGAACACGCACCCGCTCTACACGAATACGGTAAATCTATAGCCATATTCTCAGCCGCATCCAATATAAATTCGTCGTCGTCACATTTTATAACCTTTTCACCATCGGGTGTATCTAAAGTAATTTTGAAACTTTGGACACGCGTTTTAACAGAAATGACTTTTTTATGGGTATGAATACTAACCGGAATTGGTCGAAAAGAAAACATTTTATATTTTAAAATACCACCGTATCTTTAACTATATCTTTGAAGGTCCCTCGTAATTTACTAGTGGTGCCGCGCCATACACTGATACTCCTTGAACAAAAATACTTGTGAAAACAGCCAATAAAATATCATTATATAAGCTGTTTGTAATTGAACACAATAATATTATATTCCATGCCAACCAATAATGATGGATTTCTAGTTTAGAGTGTAGAATATAATGGACATGTCTTGGAGGAAGTTCCAAAATCAACTCTTTATCTTTGGGTACACTCAATGCCAATACTATCTGAATAGCCCTAACTATATAAATTAAACCAATTATTATACAATATTGTATATTACGATAATATAAATATATCTGAAAAAATAAAGACAAAACCATTACACTCCCTACTGATATTGTACCTATCATATAGGGTGTCCAAGTAACTCCTTGAGTTACTGACCACTGCATCGCCTTTATCTCACCAATGGCTGAAAAAATAACACCGGAAACAAGATAAATTAACCAAAACCACCGACGTCTTAAAACACTGCCTCTATCGCTATCGATATTAATTATAACTCCTGCTACATAACCATACACAAAAAGATACTCTATATCCTTTATTTCAAAATTAACACAGTCAGAAGGTAGTCCGCATAAACATGTAAGACGACTCATTAACAACCCCAATAACAATACTCCTCCCCATAGTAAATTAGACCAGTGTCTATATTGTAATCTATCACTTAGAGTGGTGTGTTCCAATTTCAAGTATTCTGACAATCCTGTATAAAAGTTGTCCATGACAGAAACATTTTTATTTAAAAATATAATCATATCTTTAAATAAAATATCAGGTAATAGTAAGTAAATAATAATGTTTTCACTTTCCACAGTCGCGAATAATTTTGCTTCAACACAAAAGAAATTTAAGAAGTTTGGTAAGAAACTTCGTAAACAAAGAGATGGAGAAATAGATACTATGAAAGAAAAGTTAAAAGAAATAGCTCAAGATGAAATTGAACGTTCCAAGAATTTGTTTGAAAGACACAAAGAGTTCTTTTCCAACCAAAAACAGTGTAAAAACGCACCAAATACAGAAACGACCTCTATCGATTTTTACGAAAAGCCCTAAACGCCAAATCAAGACTTATTAAAGATAAAAATATAGATACCTCTCTATATTGTTCTAACAAGTTACCTGCAAATACAGCCGATAAAACACTGTATTGCACGTACCTCATTTCACGACGCGTTTTATCTATAGATCGTTTCATAGACGCGCGAGATTGTTCCATACCCAAAACCGCTGTACTTATATTCTTTACACGATTAGGCATTTCTGTTGCGGTTGAAAACACACTGCCTATATCTATAACATCAGATATCTGGTCTCTGAGTATAGGTTCGAGGTACTCTATATACGTAAAGTTAGGGTCAAGTTTTACACACGTCCCTTCAATAGTCGAAAACGTCTTTGCGAGATACACAAATGATGTTGGTATTATAAACGGTTTTTCCTGTGCCAATTTGAGTAAAGTATCATCGTTTAATATTTCATCTTTCAAATTATTACCATCGAGCGTTTCTAAATAATTGAGTGTTGTTTTAAAAAAAAGTTCAATATCACTCGTATCTTTAGTTGTCGGTAAAATCACCTTCAAACGTATGAGTACATCAACAATACCTTTTGTATCCTTATTTATTATGTGTAAAAACATTTCCTTAAATCCTTCTTTCATTTCATCGGATATATCAATAACAAGACCAAAATCATAAAAAACAAGTTTACCGTTACCAGAAAACCCCAAATTACCCGGGTGAGGATCGGCGTGAAAAAAACCCTTATCCATTGTTTGAATAACATACGAATTAAGAAGAGCTTCACACACTTTCTTCTTATTTACACGGGAATCGGTTATATTTTCAAGTTTTTCGGAAGGAACGTATTCCATAACAATCATGTTTTCGCTAGATATATCGGTATATATTTTAGGTACTTTCATCCATCTTATTTTTTTCATTCGTTTTCTAAAATTTTTTGCGTTATCCATTTCCTTTTTATAATCCGATTCCGCTAATAAAAATTCTATGGATTCATCGAGAACGTAACCTGTATTTGTACCTGTATCTATACCCATTTTTTCGAGGAACACAACGATCTGTCTAATATTATCTGTATCATTTTTCATTATATTGTATATGTTTGGTCGTTTAAGTTTTACTACAACCTCTTCACCCGTCGATAATTTCGCCCTGTGTACCTGTCCTATACTTGCCGATTTAAACGGTTCATAATCAAAATATGAAAAATCATTATTATTCAAATGAGGTTTAATCATTAATCGAACAACGTTTTTATCAATGGGAGGTACATTATCCTGTAAGGATTCGAGTTGTTGTGTAAACTCCAATGGGTACAAATCAACGCGCGAAGATGCTATTTGACCTATCTTAACAAAAGTAGGTCCAAGTTCTATAATTTGATCCCTCGTCCATTTACCAAACTCTACCTGATCCTGTTGAAATTGTTTCCTTAATAAAAATTCACCAGCAAACTTCCATGTCCTAGACTTCTGTTTGGATGGTATTTTTATGGGCATTTTCGTTGATAAACATAGTGCCATCTTAGTATTTACATATAAAAAAAATACTTATAGGTTTTGAGCGTTTATACTTATAAATGTTAATACCCGTACAAGCTAAAATATACGAACCGATGTATGAATATAATGATAAAAAATACATAAGAGTAACAATACCCGATAAATTTAGAGAATACGTCGAAAAAACGCACGAACGTAAATCAAATGTTATACTCTATAATAATAAACTCGATAACCCACTCGAGGGAAATGTTCTGAAACTAAAAGTACCATTTAGGTACCGCAGAGTCATGTGTAACGTAGAAGGTGATAAACCAGTTCAGTCACTTGAGAGAGGTGACCGTGTTTTAGTAGAAATACAATTTAATGGCGTTTGGAATACTCACGAACATAGTGGATATTCATGGGTATTGAAGTATATAAAGTTTATAAACTAATACTATTTAAATGAGTCTAACACGTTCAGGATATATAACAGATGATTCAAATGAAGTAAAAAAAGAACTTACGGTTCGTGCCGTTATAAACACGGAGTTTGGATTTCCACCACCACCGTTTAAAGTATTTAGAAAGGCAAAATCTGGATTGTGTGTACCACGTTTTTACGGTGAAGATAAGTTCGGACCTCCCAAAGAAGATCGTCGTCCAGAGCCAGTTAAAATATCGACTAAATTTAATGGAAAACTTCGTGATGAAACGCATCAAAACGATGCTCTGGATGCAGCACTCAAAGCCGGACACGGTGTTTTATCACTTCCTTGTGGCTTTGGGAAGACGACAGTATCCTTGGCCATAGCGTGTAAATTAGGATACAGAACGATGATTGTCGTTCATAAAGAATTTTTAGCGAATCAATGGCGTGAACGTATTCAGCAGTTTTGCCCGGGTGCTTCTATCGGAATAGTACAACAAGACAAAAAAGAAACGGAGTGTGATTTTGTAATTGCGATGCTCCAATCTTTATCACTCAAAGAGTATTCATTCAGCGATTTTGATACGATTGGTACACTTATAGTTGATGAAGCACACCATATATGCGCCAAAGTATTCTCACAGTCTCTATTCAAAATGTGTCCAAAACACGTTTTTGGTTTATCGGCTACACCCACACGAAAAGATGGTCTCACGAAAGTTTTACACTGGTTTATGGGACCAACGTTTTTTGAAGTCGAACGTAAAAATCAAGAACAGGTCGAGGTTTTCCCTATAGAATATAGGTGTGATAGATTTCAAGATCCACCGCCGTGTACTCGTTTCGGTAAATTATCACTCGCGACCATGATTACAGAACTTACGGAGGATAGACAAAGAAATATAGTTATTCTACAACTCATAAAGGATATAGTAAAAACAACGCGCCAAGTTCTCGTTTTGAGTGATCGTCGCCACCATTGCGAAGTCATGCACCAAAGTTTTAAGAAAACGTCGGGTTTATATATGGGTGGTATGAAAGAAGCCGACTTAGCAGAATCAAGTAAAAAGCGAATCATATTTGCCACGTTTAGTCAGGCACACGAAGGTCTCGATATACCTACCCTCGATACAGTTATTTTAGCGACACCCAAATCGGATATCGTTCAATCTATAGGACGAATCATGCGCGAAACAAAAGGTAAGAAGAATAATCCACACATTTACGATATATTCGATCAATGGTCGATATGTCACGCCATGTATAAAAAACGCTTAAAAGTGTATAAACAAGGTGGATTTCATATACCAATTTTAAATTCACAAAAAAATGAAGATGAAACACCGTTTAAAAAAGGTGAGTGTTTCATTAACATCTAAATTATAATCATTCTTATTTGTAAGAATGCCCGGTTGTTGTGAAACAGGTCGAAATGTACAAAAGTACAGGGGCGGAGGTGGAGGCGGAACTGCATCCACACTCCAGGAAGCCCTCGAAAATAGTAACGTAGCTACCATAGACATAAATCTCATATCTGGTGCCAAATTTAGAGGCGACGGAAGTGCTTTAACAGGTATATCAGGTTCTGGAGGAGCAGTCGGAAATCTACAACAAGTTACGAATCAAGATAACCAAACAACAAACACGATCATTATTACAAATACAGGAACATCTTTAACAGCATCTGGTGCGATAAACGCATCGGGAAATATCACCGCACCTTCTTTTATAGGGAGTGGTTCGAGTTTAACCGGATTAAACGCAACAAATATAGCTTCCGGTACACTAAATGCAAATCGAGGAGGGACGGGTGTAACTACAGGTCTCACTGTTCTAGATGCCGGTAATATTACATCTGGAACAGTTCCATTAGCGAGAGGTGGAACGGGTGCTACATCCGCATCTACAGCTGCAGATAATTTAGGACTAGGAACGGGAGATTCTCCGGAGTTCACGGGAGTTAATATAGGTCACGCATCGGATACAACGATTACGAGATCGAGTGCGGGTGTCATAGCCGTAGACGGTCAAACCGTTGTAACGGGCGACGTCGCTTTAGGAACGGGAACGTCTGGAGATTACGTTTCCACAATTACGGGGGGTGATGGTATTGCAAGTACAGGCGCAACAACCGGTGAAACCATATCACATTCATTATCCGTAGATACAAAAGCAAACGGTGGTTTAGCTATAGAAAATGGTAAACTTGCACTTAAATTAAACGATTCGTCGATAACAGGTGAATTAGGTATAGGTGATGGAGGGACGGGTGTAACTACAGGTCTTACTGTTCTAGATGCCGGTAACATTACGAGTGGAACACTTGCTACTTCACGTGGAGGGACGGGTGTATCTACAGGTTTAGCACAACTAAATGCAACTAACCTTACGAGTGGAACAGTTGATACTGCACGTGGAGGTACGGGTGTAACTACAGGTCTTACTGTTCTAGATGCCGGTAATCTTACAACCGGAACAGTTCCAATAGCGAGAGGTGGAACGGGACAGGCAACTGCATCTGCAGCTGCAACAGCTCTTGGATTAGGTACGGGAGATTCACCTCAATTTACATCTATCGAACTAGGACACGCATCGGATACCACAATAGCACGTTCGGGTCCAGGTAAAGTAACTATTGAAAGTAACGAAATACGAACGGGGACCGTTGAATCCGATAAAGGTGGGACGGGTCAGACATCTTATGCCGAAGGTCAAATTCTCATGGCTAATACTGTTAATAGTTCAGTCACGTTAACTAAACTCACACCCGGTACATCCGGTTACTTTCTACAATCTCAAGGTACCGGTAATCACCTCACATGGGCTAGTGCAGCCACGGTAGGTTCTCCGACACCCTCGCAACTTTCTTCAGATGGTATTTACTTAACAGGGGGTCCTTTTAATGGCGCATCAGCGGCTACATTTACTGTACAAGGTAAAATAACGAATACAGCGAGTCAATTGGTCGCGAGAGACGCAAACAAAAAGATATTCGTCGAAGAAGTAATCGTAGGAACTGGTACTACAGGTACCTTAACATCTACCACGTGGTCCGGATCAGCGGCTTCAATAGCAAATGCATCGGATACAACAAACGCAGATCAAAATGTCGCTTTTCTAAATGGTGATAATGTTAAAACAAATACAAACTTAACCATTAATCCAAGTACGGGTGAACTTAAAGCGACTCAATTTACCGCGGGTACGAATGGGTTTGTAGATTCTAATTTTACCAATAAAGGTGCTGTATATGTCGATTCAAATGGTAAATTAGTAAGTACAGCTGCAGGTACAAGCGGACAAGTCCTTGAAGCAGATGCAAATGGTATTCCGGTATGGAGTAATTCCGGTGGTCAATGGACAAAACAAGGTACGCTTATATATTACAACACGGGGAATGTTGGTATAGGAACTCAAACTCCCGCACACCTATTAGATGTTAACGGTACAGTAAATGCAACTTCATTCAGAGGCGATGGTTCCAATTTAACAAATGTTCAGGCGGGGAGTTTAACAAACGAAGCATCGCGAAATATATTTATTTCTAAAATTGATGTACTACCAGCTACGTGGAGAAGAGAATAAATAAAATATTCATAATTCATAAGTATGACAAGTAATCATTCCGCATTACCAACGTCATCAAAATTATCAAGAGGTATAAAAGGTTCTATTCAGAGAATTTTTGTAGGTGAAAAAAATAATAATCAAGTTGTCGTGTATAAATATAACATAACAAATCAAGAGTGGTACAAAGAGACTACAATATATTCACCTGATCCATCCATATTAAAATTTGGATTTTCTTTAGCTGGAACAGATGATGCTTCTATATTAGCTGTAGGAGCTCCGGGTATTACAGAAGGTCGAGTGTATATATACGAAAAGGATAGTACGGGAAACGGATGGTCACAAAGAGGTACTACCATTACACACCCAATGCTTAATTTTAGTGGTACTGGATCTGATGGTTTTGGACATTCTGTTGCATTATCACAATATGATGGTAATATTCTCGTTGTAGGGGCACCTTTTTATAACGAACAAACACCTGCTTTTGCAACATCTGTTGATTATCCAGTTTGTGAAGGGCGCGCTTTTATATTTAAATATGTGGGTGGGACTTCGGGATGGGCTGGATCTGCATACTCTTTTGTGGGAACTAAAAGTTCACCTTCGGGTTTTTTAAATACTAGTTTCCCCGCTTCGTGGAGAGACTTTTATTTTGGGTGGTCTCTAGATATATCAGATATAGGTAATATGATAATTATTGGTTCTCCATCTATTAGAAAATTAGATGATATAGCTAAAAATAATCAAGAAACAGGTGATTTATTCTTTGACACATCAGTATACGATGAATATTATAACGCTGTTGAAGTATCTGATCTCGAAACAAATTGGGGACATACCGGTAATGCGCACGTGTATCATAATCATACTGTTTTATCTGGTGGTACCACATGGACCAGTAATGTAAATGTTACGGAAGTTATAGACGTAACTTCAATAGGTGGTATAACAGTAGATACAGAACCAGAAAAGATTCGACCTTTTGAAGCTGTTGGTACATCTGTAGGTATAAATAGAGCTGGTAACCGTATATTTGCAACAGCACCTTACAGTTACGGTACTTCAAATGCGTCACCACAAATATTTTCTGGACGAATCTATACACTTGAATGGAATACTGTAACAGGTACATGGGATGAAATGGGTAGAATTAATAAACATATTAATGGCGGTATTAATTTTAGATTACTCGGATTCTCAGCAGATTTTGACGGTTCGGGTAATAGAATTGTTGCAGGTGCACCGGAATGGGTATCAATAAATAGAAAACTTAGGGGTCAAGTCGAAACATTCGATTGGAATGGTGAAGCGTGGGTAAGTTACCCTACCAGCTCCGTCGGTGTTGATGTAATTACAGATGAAACGTTTTACTTTTATCAAAACATGCGTTTTGGTGATTCTGTATCCGTTGATGGAGAAGGTGAAATGATTGCTATAGGTATGGGTGGTAATAACTTATACTACAGTGGTTCTAGTACTAATTTACCACGACCTTCACAATTGAGTGTTTATGGAATAACATATATAGGTGGTGCGACTACAACTGTAGCTGGTAGCGATTCGCATATTCTTACAGGTTCATCTAATATTTGGGTATATAATAACCCACAATCTATGATAGTTTCAGGTAACATGACTGTAAGTGGTTGTATGCAAACATCTGGTATTGCTATAGGAACAAACGATGATACCGATACGTCTAGAAAAACTATATTTTTCGGTGGTACAAAAGCTGATAACGCCTACGATTATACTGTTATAGAAAATCGCGTTTACGAATCTGCGGAAAAATCGGAACTACTCATATTTAAAGGTGATAACAATGCCGACTTCAACGGGGGAGGAATATATGGACCCGATAGAATACGATTAAAAAGTGGTCAAATATGTTTTGATTTAAATACGGGGTATGAAAGAGATGGAGAAGATATACGTTTCACCATGAATAAAAATAAACTTCAAGGTGGAAAATTTGGTGTAAATACAGCTTCACCAACGGAAGCCGTAGATGTATATGGTAAAATTAAGTCTTCACAGGGGTTTATAGGACGCGGCGAAGAATTAATAGGTCTAGATTTACACGATAGTCTAATTAGAGTCAATAACAATACAGGTATAGCCGGTTCATCTTATAACGATCTCACATTGGGAGAAATGAGTATGATTTCGTCCTCGACTACGTACCCAACAGTGAATTTAACAAGTAATACGAATCAAGGATATACGGTACTCAGCTCATTTGATGTTACTAATGCTTGGAAAGCATTTGATTCTTCGGCTACTGGTTTCAGTTATTCTTGGCAACTTGATACCGGAAATGCAGATGGATCTCAAGGTACCCCTCTTTATACGAGGTTTGGTCCAGAAATCGGTTACTATTTTGGTAGTACAGAAAGATTCCCTGGGTACCCGGGTGAATGGATTGAAATTCAAATGGCTTCATCCGTCCCTAAACTTTTACTCACGGAAGTATTAATAAACGTACCAGGTTCAGGATCTTATCCACTTAATTTACATGTATTTGGAAGTGATAATGGTACAGATTATTATCACATACACACCGAAATAAAAGCATGGTCGTATACTGCATCTTCCAATACAGACGTTTCTGCATTTACAAGGACCCCTTCAGTTAATGATAAACCGTATAATAAGTTTGTTCTCATATGTAGTAGAGTAAAAGTCCCATTCGATGGAATTTATTGGTCTAACGTACGTTTAAAGGGTAGTACTTTATCAACATTCACTAAAAAATTAAAACTCGATAAAACTGGTAAAATTGGTATAGGAAATACTAGTCCGCAACACCCACTAGACGTTACGGGTAATATTAACTTAACAGGTCAATTATTAATTAACGGAACCGCACAAACGTTTAGTCCTTGGTCCATTAGCGGAGGTAATAATTATGAGATATACGCGGATAATAGCAATAATAAATTATCCATTGGGACTAGTGATTTTCCACACTTAGTAAATATAAAAGGATCGTCGACGACGTATGCAGATTTATTACTCACGAACAATACCGATAGTAGTAGCGCGAGATTACTTCTAGGAACACCTTTAAGTGCTAATTCATCCGATTTAACTACGTGTGCGTTTAAATCCGCTATAATAGCTCACGGTAACACTGGTAATAGTACATCCGATTTACACTTCTGTTTAAATAGCGGTACGAGTAATGGAGCGTCGGGAACGGCTACTTTAACTGATTCTAGAATGGTTATAGCAAATCACGGTACGTATGTGGGTAACGTCGGTATTGGATTGGCATTCGGGAATTCCCCGCTACACAAACTCCACGTCGTTGGAGATATTGGCCTAACGGGTTCACTGAAAGAAATAACTACGGGTAATGATTGGTTACCGTCCATAACAACTGGTGGTGGTATAATAAACGATAACGGTTCGCTCAGAATCGATTTAGCCGCCTCGCAAAATGTAAGCATTTTACCAGTATCTAACGGTGGGACGGGTGTAGATGGTTCTACTCATGATGCTAATGGTTTATTCTATTACGGTAGTGCAGTACATACAACTCTAGCACCTCCGACAGTCAATGAAACAATACTCTTAACGGATACCGCTGGTGATGCACCTTTGTGGGCTCTGATAAGTGATGGTCTATCCGTTGCAACAGGATCGGGACCGGGACCAACAAAGGAAATTAAAGTTTCTCTAGACACAACAAGTGGTGGTCTAGCATTTAATAATAATAATCAACTTAAAGTTTCTCTAAACGCAAATAGTGGTGGTCTAGCAGTTAATAATAATAATGAACTTGAAGTTTCTCTAGATACAACAAGTGGTGGTCTAGGATTTAATAGTAGTAATGAACTTGAAGTTTCTCTAGACACAAATGGTGGTTTAGGATTTAATAGTAGTAATCAACTTCGAATCGATTTTACTAATACAAGTAACATACAAGGTCAATTACCCGCATCTTTTGTTGCCGGTGGTGGAAGTGGAAGTAGTAACGTTGTCGCGTGGGTTTATAACAGTAGTGCTGGCCCACCTGAAGTTACTTTTGATGAAGGCGGTAATGGTTATATTGCTGCCATTGGAGGTTCTACCGACATGGATAATATACTAACGATATCAGGTTCGGTGAAAATTGATCAGGGTTCGAGCAACCTGTCGGGTTATGGTTCTAATGGTGATCTTGATGTTTATGGTATGTTATCAAAAGGTAGTGGTTCCTTTAAAATAGATCATCCACTCCCAAGTATGAGCAATACACATACACTTTGTCACTCTTTCATAGAAGGTCCAAAAGCTGATCTCATATATAGAGGTAAAGTTAATCTAGTAAACGGAAGTGCTTCTATAAACTTAGATACAGTTTCTAACATGACGAGTGGTACATTTGAAGCACTAAACAGGGACGTTCAATGTTTTACAACGAACGAATCCGATTGGGACGCAGTAAAGGGGTCAGTATCTGGAAACACGCTTACAATATCGTGTCAAAACGCATCTTCTACAGCAAACGTTAGCTGGTTAGTTATAGGTGAAAGAAAAGATAAACACATGTACGATACACACTGGACTGACGATGACGGACACGTCGTACCCGAAAAGGCAAAAAGTACCTAAACACTAATTAAAAAACGAAATCACATTTACCATGCTGGAAAAAGCAGGATGGTAGATGGTTTAGTCGATCACTTTTTATTAGGAAGTGCGTCCATAACCGCTAAGGCAATTACGCCCGCAATGAAAAACATAACGACGAAATTGCACTCCGTATCGTCTTCACCGAGGAAAGACCTAGAACGTCTAGGTCTCACCGCCGCCTGTGGTTCGACTGGGGTCGGGGGTGCAACTTCTCGCCGCCGAGAAGGTATCTCCATAGGGTCTTCATCTAAAGGACAATACCCTATCATTTATAGTAGGTTTACAAATTAATTTCGACGGTCTTTTTCTTTTTGCCACCCCCTCTTTTCGATTTGGTCTGGGTGGAAACTTTGACTTCTCGCACTTCGTCTTCGCCGCCTTCTTTACCCGTATCTGAATTTGGTGGTTCGGCAATATCCGAAATATCGTCTTCGATATCAATTTCTGTATCATCTGGTTTATTTATACTTGTTGTATTCATTGGTGGTTGTGGGGGCATCATAATATTTCCCATAAGACTCGAGATATCAAACCCCGGACCTTGCATTTCTCGTCTCCCGTTTTCATCGACGGTTGGTTCACCCGTACCCTGTTGGGATTTAGGAACTGTGTTTTGTACCGCAGATACCATGTTTTGAACGAGTCCTGGGTTTTGTTTAATCACATCGTTCATGTTAGGCATGACTGATTTAAACATACTATTCGTTAAGTGAAACATCATGGCCGATCCACCAAGCATCATAATAAGTTTTACTTCTGGGGCAACGTGCATTTTAGTTCTGTATTTCACGTACAATTCTTCAAAAACTTCATCGTAATCGTCTACATTTTCCATAACATTTTCAGACCACCCGTCGAGCTGAATTTCAAATGGGTTATACTTTTTGTTTAAGAATTCAAGACCGGTCGTACACGCGACGAGCATACGTCTCGAAAACTTTATAGATTTATCAACGTCTATACTATACGTAATTCTCTTTACTTCGTTTCTAAGTTCGTCTATTGGTGAATATGCATTCAATCTCTTGTTTACTGTAAACCCTTTCTTTTCGAGTCTTCCGAGTTTGTTTACGAGATCAGCTTTCTCTTCATCTATAGTTTTATAGCCTGGCGTTGGTTTTTCCTCTTCCATATAAGGCATTCCGCCACCTCCTCCACCTCCCGCGTACTCATACCCCGGTTCCTCTTCTTCGTATTCACCATAATCAACTGGGTCTTCTGGTGGTGGTACCGAAGGTGGATTTTGTTTATTTGGATTTGCGAAAGAATCAATATCTTCCTGAAAAGATTGTGTTTGTGGTGGTGTAAATTGTGTCTTCATGGGTTTTGGCATTTGTTTTTTCACAGGCTGAGGTCTTGGGATTTCAATTTCAATCTCATTCATAAGAGCCTGTTCGTTATCATCAAGTTTCATTACATTTGTATCACTTCTATTGAGGATAATCTCACCGTCCATTTAATCTTTATATTGAAAGTATTCTAATTTCTTTAACGCACTTTATAAAAAATATTTGTTCATAACAAAAATGAAACTCAACTCCACCAACAAAAATACTCTCAAGGCAATCGCTATTGTCTTCTTGATGTTATGTGCTCTCGCTGCCATGAGAACCAGTAATTACCAGACCGTCGAAATCGAAACGACGAATGAAGGTTCCCTTTTTGATCTCGAATCGAAGCCATCGTGCCTCGGAAACTCGTACTATTCCGATAGTCGAGGTGGTGTTTGCGGTGGACAACAACTTGTCAAGGAACAATCGAGTTATAAGATGAAGTAAAATCTCCAGTATATATAAATGGCGTTAGTGACTAGTCAGTCAACTTTACCCGATTTCGAATATGAATATCACACCGTTATCGTTGATTCCGTTGATGATTCTTCAAAACAAAAATTTACTACATTCTTCCCAACACCACTCGAAAATATAGTCCAGGCTCAATTAACAGCTGCTCATATTAACGGTACAGGTGGAGCGCACAAACTCGTCCACCTCAAAATCGACGAATTAAGAACTTTCTTTTCTCAAAGAGGAAAAACAGATCTTGATACGGCCGATGATAATATGTTAAATGGTGTTTTTGGTTCTCTCGTAACAGATGGAACGTCTCGACTCCTTTTTAAAAATGAATACCCAATTATTCAACAATATTATAACCCAATAAAGAAACTCGATAGAATGACTGTTGAGTTGTTAAAAGAAACAGGTGCAGCGGCGACGACGACCGAAACCTGTTTAATATTTAGATTCGTTTGCAAAAAAAGAAATTTAGCCTTTTAATATTTTCAGGGCGTTATGTACTTATAATTTTAACCTTTTCTTATTATAAATGTCTTCTGGTGTTGTTCAACTCATTGCCATTGGTGCTCAAGATAAGCACATTATGGGAAAACCGGAAATTTCATTCTTTAGCTCAACTTTCAAACGGCATTCTAATTTTTCACAATCCACAGAAAAGCAAACGATACAGGGAGCTGTGAAAAATAACGCTATGTCATCGATCAAATTTCCAAGATCAGGTGACTTATTAGGATACACATACCTTACTATAGACAATAATGCAAAAGCACTTGATATTCAACACTGGGAAAATGTAATCGACAGGGTCGAATTGCTTATCGGAGGTCAGGTTATAGATACACAAGACGCCGCGTTTACCGAAAGAATAGCAATAGATACGTTCGCGACGAACGTTTCTAAAAGCTCGAATGGTACACACCCAGGTATAAGCGCACGTTCATACTTTTACCCTTTGCGTTTCTTTTTCTGCGAAGGTCCTCAATGTGCTATACCCATAGTTGCTTTACGATACCACGAAGTTGAATTACGTATTCACTGGGGTCCTCAAGCGGGTAATTATAACGTCGAGTGTTATTCAAATTATTATTATCTCGATAACGAAGAACGCGGAAACTTGGTATCAAGAAACCACGATCTAATCATAACACAAGTTCAAAAAAGTATTCCTTCACAGGAACTTACACAGGAACTTACTTTTAATCACCCCGTGAAATATATAGCATGTTCCGATACAACAACAGAAGGTGCGTTAACATCCGCGAGTAATAAAATAAAAATTGAGATAAACGGTCTCGATATAGGTAATTACAAATGGGGAAAACCACACTTTATGGAAATTCAAAATTATTACCACACACAATTCGTAACTTCACCCGATTTCTTTTTATACTGCTTTTGTCTTTCGACGAGCTCACTCCAACCGACAGGAACGCTCAATTTTAGTCGTTTAGACTCTGCAAAGATACATAGTCAAAATATGCCCATAAATGACCCAATATACGCCGTAAATTACAATATTCTCAGAATCGAAAATGGTATGGCGGGTTTGACGTATGCAAATTAAAAATACTTACTTATATTAAATGGTTAAAAATATACCTACCATCGAGCGGTCTACCAAAATCCGGTTTGGTAAACACGCTAATGATAACCAGGCCGAAAACACAATTGTTTTTAACGCGTCAGATGCACCCATAGATGCGTCAACCCCAGGTTCACTTTATATTACACCTTTACGGGTCGCAGAATTAGCAGGCGCAAACTTTTTCGCGTACCACGCACAAACATCAGAACTTGTAGATTCAGGTGTAGCTACAGATTTGTTAGGTGGTATTACTTTACAAAATGCAACTACTGTAGGTAATACTACAGCAAATGTAGTTGAATTTAATCACCCAACGACATCTTTAGTTGCATCATCTAACGTAGGTATTGCAAATACACTCCCTACCCATGCTCTATCTGTAGCCGATAAGGTTTTTATTAAAGGGGCAGTGGGTGATAATGATGATCTCCGAATTGTAGGTAATACAAAAACAGATAGGTTAACGACTACGGGAGACGCGGTCGTTATCGATAAAGATAATACAAATAAAATTCAAGTTTCGGGTATTATACATACTGGAGATATACAGGCAACAGCTCACGTTGCCATAGCAAACACAAACCCACAGGATTTATTTACTTTAGGTGCCGTTGGTCAAACCGTTATGAATGTACCTACCCAAACGGCATATGCTCTAGAAACGACCGGGAATATAAACGCACAATATTATCACGGTGATGGTGGTCTCTTATCAAATCTCAATTTACAAATTGTCACCGATAAATCGAGTATAACAACGAACACGCTCGATCTTACTCACCCAACAACATCGTTAAAAGCGTATAGTAATATAGTTGTCGATGACTATATATTTGGTAACATAAGTGGGTCTAATTTAATTACAGCAAGTGAAATTACCGGGGTTAATATTACGGCTACAAATCAAATTACTTCACAGTCGACTCAATCAGACGCGATAATAGCAAATAATGAAGTGTCGGGACCTGACATTATTGGAACATCGGGTATATATGGTGAAATAAAAGGGTCTAATGTCGTATCAGCAACTAAAGTTAGTGGTTCGATAGGTCTGTATGGTGATATACTAGGATCTAATGTTGTAGAAGCAGATAAAGTTAGTGTAGGTGTAGGAGGTATATTTGGTGAAATAAAAGGATCCAATAACATATCGGCAGATAATATTACTGCAACAAGTATATCAGGTTCCGGTAGTGGTATAACAGATATAGGTACGGGTAATATAAGCACAGGTGTTCTCACTGTCGCAAGAGGTGGTACAGGTATTGGTGATACATATACAATAGGTGATATAACATACGCATCTGCACAAGGTACACTTAGCACATTAGGTGTATCGTCGGCAACTGCAGGTCAGTTTCTCCGATTAAACTCGAATAAAACAGCACCAGAATGGTCCGATGTTCCACTTACGTTAGACGAAGTACTTGAATCACAAACAGGTGTATCTAACGTTTCCGATGCAGTTATTACATTAAATAAAGCTTCGGGTGTGGCTCTAGAAGTAACGGATGCGGAGATTGCATTAAACGGTACGGGAACTGTATTGAATGCAGCAATGGGTACAATAGCTGCTTCGTCTTTTTCGGTCGGATCACTATCTTCACAAACTTTACCATACGTAAACGCGGCTGGGGTATTAGATGATAGTAAAACAACTTATAATCCAACTAATCACATTACATCTATTAGTTCAAATGTAGTTATTTCTGGAAACTTAACTGTCCAAGGTAATGTTACGGCACAACACACAAACGATCACTACATTACCGATAAAATATTTGCAGTCGCACACGACAATACCGTAGACGCAAAGGATATGGGGCAACACATGACAAGACCAACCGCAAACGTATTTGCAGGTTTTTTGGGCGAAACTATAGGTAAGGAATATACCATCGCTTATACAACAAGTAAATCCGAAAGCGATACGGTTGTACCAACTATGTCAACGAGTGATGGATACATCACGGCAAATGTTTGGGGTAATGTCTTATCCGGTAACGTCACGACAACAGGTACAGTAACAGCGAATAGGTTAATCGTTTCCGCCGCAACTGGAATAGAGGCATCAAGTAGTATTGTAAATACCCTAGCGGTTAATTCGAGCCAATTCAATGGAGGGAACTTCTCGGGCAATGGTTCGGGACTCACGGCACTTAATGCTAGTAATGTCAGTGCAGGAACACTTGTTACTACACATGGTGGTACGGGTTTATCTACAGTAGCAGAAAACGATCTGTTATTAGGACCAGCGTCTGGAACGGCGTTATCTAAACTTTCGGCTTACACGGGATCAACTGGTGGTACCTTTCCAGCAGTTATGTCCGCTAACTCATCGGGTGGAAATACTGCATCTACGAGTGATAGTTCATCCGATGCATATAAGGTATTTGACGGAAATGATAGTACCAACTATTCCTGTCCAGAAGATTATCATTGGGCCGCTCCTTACAATTACACGGGAAGTAATTCTTTAGGTGGTGTAGGTGGCGAATGGGTAAAAATCCAACTCGCGAGTGCTATCGCAGCGACATCGGTATTTGTAAAAGCAAAACCAGACAATCAAGCACCATCATATGCTGGGCGTCCAGAACAATGGCGTATTCTGGGGAGTAATGACAATACAAATTGGACACAATTACACTCGTCTACAACAATTATAGATTCCACATCTGGTACTACAGAGTCTTTTACCAATACAACAGCATATACATACTTTGGTTTTGTTGTTACTCATAGAAACGCTATCGCCGGTGGTGGAGGCGGCGACCATTGGCAAATATCACGTCTTTCATTTACAAGTCCATCGGGCCCAACTGAAAAATTCCTTAAAAGTTCATCCGCGGGTGTATCGTGGGATTCAGTTTCTTCAACTTTACAAGCTATTACAGACGGGGGTGCAACAACAACACAAACAGTCGCGTTTAATAACACGACCACAGGTTTAACATCCGCGGGTGATATCGACATCGCAGATACAAAACAAATCGATTACGCGGGTGATGTTTTAATTAAATCATCGGCAGGTGCAGTAGCATCGTTCAAGATCGATAACGCTATAAAACTCGACCCAGCTTATGCAGCACCTACGAATAACGTTTTATCGTTTAACACGACGACCGGTGAGATTTACGATTCAGGAGGACAAGGTGGTTCGACACTCGATAATATTCACGAGTACAAGGCAAATGTTTCTATAGGACCATCGGTCGCAGCCGCTAACCTTACAGTTAACGTATTCGAATCCAATGTACTCACGGTTTCAGGGAATGTAGCAGCAGATAACATTACGATAGGCGGTTTACACGTTGCCGCATCACCGTTCAATTTAGATGATGTTGCGATGGCAAGTGTAGGTGCAAACGTAACCTCAAACGTAATACAATTTACAGGCCCGCACTCGAGTTATAATTCGGATAATGCGTTTGTTACAACAAATAGTATTAAAATTGGCTCAAACGTAAACGCGCTAGGTAATGTAATATCACAAAATATACAGCTCACGAACCCAGGTATAACAGCAACAATGTCATCTACAGACACAATAACCATAGATGCTAAAAATAAAAGTTATGGTACAGCACCACTCGTTCCACTCACAGGCGATTTAGATAGCCTCGTATATTCAAATCTTATAGACGGGGCTCAAATAGTTGTACCCGTATTTGCATCAGGTGCAGACAGGAAAATATCTAAAAACCTAACAAACGTAAATTGGTACGTCCAAACATCAGACCTCTCCATTACAAAAGACGAACATGGATTCATGACATTATCAAATGTTGCAGGTAATGTATACATGAACTCAGTAGCATTCACACAAAATTAATAAATCAGAACAACACCTGTTTTTATATTATATATGGGCTTAAAAATAAAAAACCTTAGTATAATATAAAATATGTCTGGAGGTATTGCCCAACTCGTTGCAATCGGTGCGCAAGATGCGCATCTCGTAGGTCAACCTGAAGTTTCTTTTTTCAGGTCCAACTACAAACGTCACACAAACTTCGCCCAAACTGTCGAAAGACAAACTATCCAGGGCAACCCAGCTCGAGCTGGTATGTCAACTGTTCGAATTGAAAGAAAAGGTGACATGCTCGGTTACGTCTACATCGCTAATAGAGCGGGTAATGTTACCGCTTGGGACGAAAACGTCTCCAAAGTTGAACTTTTGATCGGTGGTCAAGTCATCGACGAACAAGATTACGATTTCTCTACTGCTCTCGCACCAACGGTTATGAACCAAACGTACTCGAGAGCTCAATACTCGTCGGAAAAATTCTACCCACTCAGATTCTCGTTTTGTGAAAATGTCCAATCCGCGATCCCATTGATTGCACTTCAATACCACGATGTTGAATTGAGAATTACATGGGCTGATCATGCCTCTATTGTCGGAGATCTCGAAGTGTACGCTCAATTTCTCCACCTCGATACCGATGAACGCACGGCGCTTTCCAATACACCACAAAACATGCTCATCACACAAACACAAAAGGCGATCGCTTCCACCGGTAAAATCCAGGAACTCAGCTTCAATCACCCAATGAAATATTTGGTCGCGACCAATTCCATGTCTGCCGCCGCGAAAGTCAAACTCCAAATTAACGGTACGGATGTTTCGGATTCGAAACCAGTTATTCCACACCACACCTCGGTCCCAGTGTATTACCATACACAGGCTGCGGCGGTCGCTGAGAATATCTTATTGGTTCCATTCTGTCTCGATACTGCTAAGCTCCAACCAACAGGTTCGCTCAACTTCAGTAGACTCGATTCCGCGAGACTTGTTTCCGATAGTACGGCGTTCACTAATACTATCTACGCCGTCAACTACAACATCCTCCGTGTCGAAAATGGTATGGGTGGTTTGATGTACTCGAACTAATTTAATTTTTATAGCCACTTAATATAAATGTTCTGGCAAATAGTTTTTATCGCAGCTTTTATATTTATAATTACTTACGATCCCAAATCCGGAACTTTGAATCATCTCGTCGACTCCAAACAACAAGAACCAGCTCAAAATGCTGAGTGTAAGGAAGGACATTACCAGGAGATTCAATTTGCTCAAATGGGGTATGATTGCCCAAAAGAAAATGGAGTTCAGATGGGTGCGATTATACATACTTAAAAAATTCACACTACATTTTAATATTAATAATGTTTACCTTTGATCGAGATACTATTACAATAGTAGCCGTAATTGTCTGTATTGTAGCCACGGCGTATATGTACAGGGAACTCAAAAAAACGAATGAAGAGATGGAAGGTGTCAAGGGATTTAATGGAAAACTTGTTTCATTTTTATCCAGGCCCAGACCATCCCCTTTTGAAGAACCAGAGTCTGAAAAAGGAAACACGTTACAAACCCAAGTGGAAGAAAAAAACCATGAAAATCAAGAATCCGAGGAAGATTCATCAGAATAATCATCTCCTACAAATATAACTTGCTAATGAGCAATGAAGAAATACAAGGCTATTGCAATACCTGTAACGTTTACGGGTGATAAACCAAAGTTTCTGACTGTCCGAGACCGACGATTCAAAGATTGGATTTTCGTTACCGGAGGGTGCAGGCGTAGAGAAATAGTAAATCCAATACGATGTGCTTTAAGAGAACTAGAAGAGGAAACGAGAGGAGTTATTTCCCTTAAAAAAGGTCAGTATTCAGATTTCAAATTCGTAGTTAAAGAAAGTCCAGGCGTTGATTTAGAATACAACGTCTTTATATTTTTCGTAGATTATACACCACAACAACAATCCGATCTCATCAGGAAATTCAACGATGAGAAACAAAAAACAAACCTTAAAAAAATACAAAAACAACCATATAAACGAACTTATGATGAAAATGATTTTATGAATTTTGAAACGTTAACAGAATTCAATACAAAAAAACAATGGGATAGGATAGTTAAAAACGTTCTTAATAACCCAGAATTTTATGCATGCATAACTTCTCTCAATAGAAAAACCTTCTCTATTAAATAATGAAGTCTAAAGCTTACATACTTTCACAAATTTCACATCTTCTCGTTGAACGACATGGTTATACACAGGAAAAGGCAGATAGGTACGCAGAATTACACAAAGATGACAAAGTTTATGAACTTCTTGTTTTAAAAAAGAATTTATCAGAACAGGAAGAGTATCCAGAAATATCTTACAGAAAATCAATTTGGAGACATCACTACGATAGTGATTAAATCAATATAAAAAAATAAAACCACTACTTGGTAAGTAACCATGTTTAAATCATGGTGTAAAGAACAGGGGTTCTGGAACAGTACCAATGTATCACATGTGCTTATGGACGGCGGTGTCCTTTCCGTGCCATTTGATAGATTGAATGATTTTTATACTAAATATGTAGATTCCTATAATTCGGGCGAAAAAATATTCGTTGTCGAACAAAAAACTGAAAATTATAATTTTTTCTTGGATATCGATTACAAAGACGAAGATGAGATTGGATTTTCAGAACTCGAAAACTATTGCAAAATAATTTGCGAACGAGTTAAAAAAATGGGTGGTAAAGAAGCACTCATTTCCGTAGCTAAACCAAAAAAAGTAGGCCATCTAGTTAAAACAGGGATTCATATAAATTGGCCCGATTTTGTCGTAAATCAATCATCCGCTTTAGCAATACGAGAAAATCTTGTAAGGATAATGAACGAGTATTACGGATCGAGAAATTGGAACGATATAATCGACGAATCGGTTTATGGAAGTTTACAAAGAAAGGCTAAGGGAAGTGGTTTTCGTATGCCATGGTCTCACAAAAAGGGTAAACACGAGGAGTGTTCCGGGAAAGGGTGTGCCGAATGCAACCATACAGGTAAAGTAACTCAAAGTGAATATTTACCGATATTTATATACAGGTACGGACCATTTCAATTACTCGAAACTATAAACGGCCAGGTAGCAGATGTTAAAATAATGAACATGGCAACTTTACGCACAGAAAGAGACGATCCCGTAATAATAGAAAGTAAATACTCAAAAAAACCAGAAGGTTCTTTTACAGCAGCACAGATAAAAAACGAGTTCAAAGACCAGGAAGCTATTAGTCTCGTTGAAGAATTTGTAAGAAAATATTTAGAAGGTCAAAATACGGCAAGAATAACAAAAATATACGAAAGTAATAAACATTTTCTCGTTTCAACAAGTTCACACTACTGTGAAAATAAAAAGTGTAACCATAATTCCAATCACGTGTGGTTTCACATAATAGGAGATACTATAGCACAAAAGTGTTTTTCTACTACTGACATATTAAGACACTTTGGATTTTGTAAAGACTTCACGGGTAAACGACACCAACTTCCTTCCAAAATTACGAATATATTATACAAAGACGGTAAAATAGAAAAGTATAAACCAAACAATACCGTTAAAAAAACAGAACCTGTTGATTTTGAACAGACTATAGAATTATTGAATGTTTTCATAAACAAAAACGTTTTCAAAAACAAAAACCTTAAAGTAAACAAGGTAGAAAAGAAAAATACAAAAAAACACATTGTTTTTACATCGTACTCGTGTGAAAAATGTATAAGTAATGTAAATTTTGAAATAGAAAATAAATTACTTATTCAAAAATGTAAATGTAAATCACCGCCTAAACACATATTAACCAATAAAATATTACAATCTTTGTGAACATCGTGTTAATGAGTAAAATACTTAAAAGAAATGTGTTAATACTATTTAAAACATATGTCTGCTGTAAGTCGAAGAACACGCTCTGGAAGATTATCAAAAGCACCAGAAAGATTAGAATTATTTGAAGAAGTAGAAGATGACTATAAGGAAGACGAATATGATACAGACGTTGATCTTCTTCAGACGGACGATGAAGATATGTGTTCGGATGATGAAGAATCCGAATGTGATTCAGATGAAGATGAAAATGGAAATTTAAAAGGGTTTGTCGTTGATGACGACGATGATGATGAAGAATATTCAGAAGAGGAAGAGGAAGATGATTATTCGGATAATGAGTAATATCGAGCTTAAAAAAAAGATTTTAATTTATATAAATGGAAGCTGAAGTTGGAACACCAATTGAATATAACCCAGAAGAGTTTTTAAACAAGGATAACGACTTACA